TAACGTGCACGCACACGCCGCTTGTCTGACTTGTTACCAGCTTTGCGGTATTCCTGCAACTGCTCGTACGTCATGTCACGGAACAACACAACGTTCTCCAACTCTGGTGGCCGTTGGTCTTGCTTGTACCGTCGTGGCGCAGCCCTTGCGACCACACAAGCCAGCTGTAGAGCAGACACCTTGTCCCAGTGATGCCGGTCACGCCGCTTTCCCTTGCTCGTTGCGTTGAGCAGTTCAGAGGATGACGACCGCTCGGTCGACTTGTCCTCACGGTAGGAGCCCAGCTGCCCCACTGTGTCCGCGTCGTTGAGCACCATGCAGTCCATCAGCGCGTCCTGCAAGTAAGATAGCATCTGCGGGACAGACTTCACGGTCGCGGCAATACCGGGCTTGTACGCCTTCTCGTAGTACAAGTTCGGGTAGCCCATCTCTTCGAGCAGCGCGAGCGTGGCGACACCGACGCCATTGGACTCGACGCCCAGCAGGGCGTTGTTGTACTTGCGACCCACCTTGTTCAAACGCTTAGCGAAGTCGACTGGGTCCGTGTTGTCCCCGAAGCAAGCTACCTGCGTCCACTCACCGTCGTAGACTTTGAACACATGAAACGCCGCATGGTCCCGCGACGCATAGCCTGCCGGGTCCGCGCCGATTACGTACACCGCTCCCGCCTGGGGCTGCTCGTACTCCATGTACGGTGCCTTCCAGTCGCATAGAGCAGACTCTTCGTGCTTCTTCAGTACGTCGGGGCGGAAGACACATCCTGCTGTCGCCACCCAGCACGACACGTCGTCGAACGGGTAGTAAACCTTGAACAGGTCTGGGTTGCGACGAATCTCATCGTCTGTCTCCATCATTAGACGACGGAATGCCAGGTTCTGCTTCTTCAGCCCGAGGTGGCCGTAGCGCTCCATCAGCTTGACTTCTTCGTTCGTCAGCGCGCTGTTCTTTGGCCAGGCACGGGTGTTCAGCTTGCCGTCCCAGAACGGAAAGAAGGCGTACACCCAGCGACCATAGCCCCGCTTGGCGTTGCGGCACTGGTCCTTCCACCAGTCTGCCGATGGCATGGACATCGGTGCGGGGGTGGACTCCAGCAGGATGTGGGCGTGGTCCCGGTTAATCATGGACGGGTAAATCATCGAGAACTGCCCACCGGCATCACGCCAGTACGGCAACTCGGAGCCGTGGAAGTTGTCCGGCGACTGGCCGATGCCGACAGCCCCCGTCTCGCCAGAGAGAACACGCAGCTTGCCGCCGTGCTGGAACGACAGCTGCCGCACCTCGCGGTTAGGTACAGTCGGAGAACGCACGACGCTCGGCCAGTTCTGGTGCACCATGTGCACGCGGCGGTGCAGGTACTCGGCCCGGTCCTTGTTGTCTGCGATACAGACGTGGTCGTAGCCCGGTGTGTAGGCCGCCTTCACATAGCCACACAACTCACCCGTCAACGACTTGCCGCCCTGCCGGTAGCCCAGCAGGTTGAGCCACTTCACCTGCCCCGCTTCTGTCCGAGGCGGATTGGCGTAGTACGACACCACGGTCGCCTGAAGCTTGTTGGTGATGCCAAACGGGTCGTACTTAATCTCCTGCCCTGTCTTCTGGTCAATGATGCTTCCATACGCGGCCAGGCTGATTGCCGGGTCGCGCAGCGCTTCCAGAGCCTCGGCAGGAATAGCACTCACTTCGAGTGCTTCTCGATAGCGTTCTTTGCTGCAAGTTCGCGAAGTTGCTTCTGGGACAGCTTCTTGCCCTTGTCGTCCCGCTTCTCGGCCTTCTCGGCTGTCTTCATCATGTTCTTGTAGCCAGTATTCATCACAACTCCTACCACTTCACGCGGTCAGCCCAGTAGGCTGCGGACAGCTTGCCCTTGGCAATGTTCTTCGCGTGGCGTGCCTTGAACGACGCCCGCTTCTTCGCTCGCTTGCCCGTTGGATTATCTTCCGTAACGGTGTCCGCGCCCTGCTCCCCGAAGCGGATGAGCTTGACTGTGCCGCCTTCCTTGGCCAGCACGATGTGCGACTTCTTCGGGTGGTCCGGCGTGCGCTTGGGCTTGTTCACGCCCGAGAGCCCGTGCTTCTTCTTTAGCGTCGCGATGCGAGCAGCAACGCGGGTTCGTGCGCCAGCGGACATCACTCCTCCTCTTCTTCGTCGGCCATTGCCTTGGAGTCCTTAGAGGACAGCATAGACCTCTTCGGCTTGAGCGGTTCCTGGCCTCCGTACGGCTGGCCCACGCGCGTTGCGGTCTGCATCGCGTCTGCCTTTTGTTCAAGCGCTGCTAGGCGACCTGCTTGATCAGACGCCTTGTCGGCGCGTTGCTTGTCTTCTGCGAGTTTCTTTGCGTACGCTTGTCGCGCAGCGCTTTCGCGTAGTTCGCGAGCAGATGGAGTTTCTACCAGGGCTTTCAGCGCTTCTTGAAGACGAGGGATCTCGGAGAAGTCAAAGCTCTCGTCTAGGGGCTTCTCTGTTCCGAATATGATGTCCAAATCATCATCTGGAGATTTTGAGTCCGACGAGATTTGTTCCTTCCTCTCCAGTTCGCGAAGAACTTCGGCCACAACGGCCATATTCTGCGCGAGCATATTCTGCTGCGCAAGGTAGCCCACGTCAGACTCATCTACGTCGTCGTAGTCAGGGAATCGAACTTCAGTAACTCTCGGGGGCATGGTTACCTCTTCTTCCCTTTGTGCAGCCCGTGCTTGGCGAACTGCTCGCCCATCTTACGTGCCGCACGCTTCTTAGCGGTAGCGCGGGCGTACTTGCCCGCAGACATACTTCGGATGGCCGCCTCGGGAGCGTAAGCCTCACCGGTCGCGTCGGGCCCCTGCGTCGATGGCTTCCCGGACTTGGTCCGCCACTTCTGCTCGGTCCATCGAATCAGCGATCGCTGCGGCGACTTCTTGGCCATCAGTCCTTGTACCCCCCACCTGCCTTCTTGTAAGCACTAGCCAGCATCTGCGCTTTACGCGCAGACCACTGGCCAGGGGCTCCCCCCTTGCCAGCGGACTTGATGCGCTCGAAGAGCCGCTTACGCATACCCGGCTGGGTGTAGTTACCCGCCTTGTTTACCTGCGACTTCTTCTCGGCCATGCTTACATCCCCGGCATCGGCGCACCCATGTCCGCACCCATGGGCGGCGCAGGGGCTTCGCCCATGCCTGCACCCATGTCGTCGGCGGGGCCTTCACCGCCTTCCTTCTCGGCGAGGACGCGATCAATCTCGGCTCGAACAGCCTTGAGTGCCGGGACGGGAAGCTGACCGAGAGCGTCCTTGACCTGCGGCGGGACTTCGCCTTCGCCGGCAGCCGCCATTCCTTCGTCAGGCTTCTCTTCCGGGGCCGCTGGAGCGCCCTTCTCTTCCTCATCCTCACCGCCCTTGCCCATCGCCTTGTCGACGGCCTTCTTGCGCATCTTCTCAATCATCGGGTTCTTAGCCATTCTTCACCTCAAGACGCTCTGCCGCGCCGGTAGGAAGTTCATCTACGTCGAAGTAATCTCCGCGCAGCTGCTGCGTATTGCGCTTCACCTGCACAAGGGCAGTAATCACATCGGTAAACGTGTTGTCCGGCGTTCCGTCGAGAGAATTCTTTGCCGAGATGACAGAGAAGTTCAACTCGTGCCATTGCCGAAGCTCAACAGCAACGACAGGAGTAATGCGGCCTTCGATGAGGGCAGCCATGATTTCGCAGTTGAAGCGAATCATATCGTCGTAGTCATTGATAGGGTTGGCCCTGATGAACTGCGCAACCTCGAACCGCTTGTCCTTGGGGACGAGCATCAGCCATTGCGCGTAGTCCGCACCAGGAGCCCCCGCATTGCGGGCTGCAGGGGGATTGCTGTTCTTCTTCTTAGCCATCGTAGCCCTCGGTTAGGTGCGTATCTCGCAGATGCGTGAGTAGGCGAGGTTTCTTCACGGTGTTGAAGATAAGGTGGCCCATGATCTTCCCGCTCTGCACCCAAGGTGCCAAGTCTTCACGACCGAACACAAACGGCGACTGCACCAACCGAGGCTTCGCTTCTCGCTCGCCCCCGATGAGGTTGTACCACGAAGCAGGAAGGGGTGACTGGTCGAAGTCCGTCGCCGTCGCCCACACAAGGAACGATGGCCGCTCGTGCACCATGTACGTGATGAAGTACCTCATGCGCTCGTAGAATATCTCTACAGCCACATCGAGGTGCTTCGCCAGCTTAGCCATGTCGAGCCCGTAGCAGTACGCCATCGTTACGGCGTAACCATCGAGCACATCCTTCTGGTGGGGAGGGATGTGGTGGCGCAAGTGGATGGAGCCTACCTCGCGCGGCGAGGGCACCATCTTCCAGCGGAACGATGGCAGCACGCTGGATGGCCACGTCTTCGGCGACACGAACATCTTCTCCTGGCGAATCCAATCCTGAATAAACTCGTCCCGTTGCAGCACGATGTCCAGCGCGCGGAACACGTGACCTTTGGTCGCGTTGGGCTGCTTGAGCGTCTTCGGTCGCCAGCGCAACAGCGTCTGGTACGTCTTCCGCGCGTCGCAGCCCCGGATTGGCTTCTGGATGATCAAAGACACCACGGCGTTAATCGAGGTCGGCCCAGGCTGAACCGGCATCAGTGCACGCTACGGTTGTCGGAAGACACCAACGCCTGGGTGGCCGTGATGCGAAGCCCGATACCCACCCAGCACCGCTCACTCCGACGGCTGTTCCCCGTCGACAGGTACCGGGGCTGGGCACGGTAGCCGCGCTCGGACAGCTGGCGCTGGAACAAGCTGTACCCTACGGGCTTCTGGTGGAAGCCCTCGCACCAGTCGAAGTAAGCGATGTAAAGCGCCTTCTTCGCCGTGTACTCCTTTGGCCCGAGAACACAGCACTCCGACATGAACTCCGCTAGCATGTCCATCTCTTCGCGGTACTCGTCGGTCGCCATCGTGACCTTGTCCGGCGGGCGAAGCCCGTCCCTTTGCCAGTCCATGCACCCGTCGACCAGGCGCTTCAGGATGCCAGGAGCCTCGGCTTTCAGCTTGTCGAAGAAGAACGGGTCTTTGACCTCAATCTTCCGCTCCCACGGCAAACGCAGCACCCGTCGCCAGATGCCCTCGTCGTTGCCGCG